TGTAAATTAAAGCACATCGTGCTGTGATATTACCAGTCCAAGATATGTTTGGGAAGCCCACATACGCTGTTGCATCAGATGTTGATGACGATACCGTAATCGGCGTAAGTTGTGCTCCGCCAGCTACATACGTGCCCGTAGCGGCTATCTCGTTTGAAGTTGAATACACGGTGGTACTCGCGTTTAAATCTGCATTTGCCGTGTACAGAGCGATCTTTATTACATCTGTTGTCAGATCGTGAACGCCCTGATACAGCTCCGCTTTGAAGCTGGTCGTTTGTGTCTGAACGATGCTCATTGTGCGGGAACCCTAGTTTGGCCATTTCGGTACGCATCACCGCGCTGTTTGCCATCACCCAAGTTTTTAAGCATGCCCATAGCCTCGTTATAACGCGCTTGGTATGTTGTGTACATTGCGTCGTCAGGCCCGCTTTTCATAAACACTGCTGCTTCACACAAAGAACCGTATAACAATGCAGAGTCAAAATTATCACCTAACCATGTTTGGCCAGCAGTCACAATAGACTCAGGATAATAGTAATAGTGCAGCTCTACAGAATATGCAATTGAAGGTGTTGGACCAACAATAAAAGACAACTCATTGGTAACAGCGCCAAGCGCGGTAGTGGTTGGACCAAAGATTGCGTAGTATTTTGGTGTTCCTGTAGATGATGGGTTTGGATACGCTTCACGAATAAAGTTTACATCTTTATTCAACAAATATATGTAATCACCGCCCGCAACTGGATAAGCCGCAATTGAGTAAACCGATAAAAAATCATCTGGAGCTGATAAATATTTGTTTGTCGCGGTGATAGTGCCAGTAACATTTTTGCGAAGATTAGCCAGCTGCACCGTGTTATAGATGCGCTGTTCAGCCTGTCGAATGAACGTGTCTATATTAACTGTGGGAAACGTGTTCTCACAATAATCAGATACTTGCGTTACAAGCTGTGCATAAGTCATCGCCATGAGTTAATCCTCAAGCCATTGGGCCACGAGCCATCGTGCCTTTGGTAGCCGCGCCTGTGCCACGAATCTTGATACCGCTGGTCTTAGTGGTTGGAGCGTTTTTAGGGTTGTTGTAATTACCAACACTCATGCGCATTGAGCTAGTTTCTGAAATATCAGAAGGCTTGCCGGGATTAGATTGAATTGCTACTTTTTTACCAGTCATAGTATGAGGCTCCGCATAAACGTCGGCACTGCCAACTTCTTTACCCATTAATTTTCGGCTGTATTTGGCCATGAATAACCTCACTTTTGGTTATTAGCACGAGCCATGTTACGGCCTACGGCACGCATTTGTTGGCCAGTTGGGCCGCCCTTTTTGCTTTTACCACCGCGAGGATTAGCCGCGGTGGGCCCATCATTGGCCATAATTTGGGCGTTAGTTTTACCTTTTCTGGCGACGCCGTCTGCTGCTTTTGTGTATGCCATGAAATAACTCCTTAAGATATTGTGACTGTACCAACACTTGCGCGAGAAACCAAGTAGTTTGGTGTTAAAACTGTATCAAAACTGCTAGCGCCGCCAACCGGCCCCCAACCCCATTGAATGTCCCGTGAACCTCCAGAAGGGTTTCCGTTTGCATTCAAACCAGACGTCACATAACTTCTGTCAGGACGTGGGTTCCTTAGACCCTGCGGATCATCCACTGGGTACATACCTAATTGCAACTGAGGTTGATCTGGGTCCCAACACTCAGGGCATACCAAGAGGTCGTAGTTCTTGGTTTTGATAATCTCACGTTTTAGCAGTTTTAGTTTAAAGCGTTCCCCGCAGCGGTCGCACTCTGCAATTGCAATTTTGCCAGAAGCAAACCGATTACCCATCAGGTGCCCCCAATATACTGCTGACGAGGTACGAAGCGAACTGCCGCTTTTTCACGATCTTCGCTAGAAGCTAAATCCCATGCTTCATCGTACTGCTGTTTCAAAATAGGCAAACGTTCTGCGCCTGTTGGTACTTTTAATGCCAAATGATATGCAAGGCCCGCAACCATACAAGGAAGGAAACGGAATGGTAAATCCATTGTGTTGACACCTGTTCCAGCATCTTGGATACGGCGTAAACGCCAGTACACAAACGTATACGTTTGTGAGTCATCAGGAACAGGCCAAACAGTAATACTAGGGTTATCCACTAGACGTTGTATCCAAACTTGAATAGGTCGAGCCTGTTGCAGCTTGTTTGGGATTGTGGCGTAAGTAGAAACACTAATACGTGTAATAGTCAAATCTGCTTGCGTAGCGGTATTACCAGCGCCTGTGCGAATAACATGCTCTAGCAAATCTACTGTATCTGCTGGTAAATTGTATGTAGCCGTACCGGGCACTAGCGTAATGCTGCCCTGTTCATACGTAAACATGTTCAACCCTTTGTTTGCCCATTCAGCAAACATCAGGTTTAAAGACCGCCTTGCTGTCTTTAAGTCATAACCAGTACGCAACTCCGAACCAGCACGCTCAAATGCTTCCTCCACAATTTCCGTGAGGTCCATGTTGAACGATGCGATTCCGGAGGTGGCCATAAATTACTCGTCTGTAGGGGTGGGGGCTTCTTCAACCACTGGGGCTTCTTCAACCACTGGGGCTTCTTCAACCACTGGGGCTTCTTCAACCACTGGATCTGGGGCCAACAAAGACTCCACTTCATCAATCAGGGCTTGGACGTCAGCGTCTACACAGCCCAACGCAGCAGCTTGTTGGCGTGCCGCCATTTGAGCGCACATTAAAATAATATTGAGGTTCATCTTAGTTCCTTACACAGTGTTACCTAAACTGCGCTGTTTTTTTAGCGATGGTTTTTGGTTGGTTTACGAATTGTTGTCCGGCTTTTTTGCCAGCACGTTTTGCACGCGTTGTCGCAGCGTACTCAGCAGGGCTGAGACTTTTAATCGCAGCACTAGGAAGGTATCTTTCACCCGTGTCAGAAGAGCGTTTGCCACTTTTGGTTCTCCATTTCTGGTCGCCCCAATCTTTAAGGGATTGTTGCGGCGCTTTCATGCTTCAAAACCTTTGTACCCATTTGCATTTTGTTCAAGATAATCCGCAGCCGCACGCAATGCTTCAATGTTGTCTTTAGCATGCCCAATCATATTGTTGCATGGATTACACAAAATACCACGAACTTTCCCACTTGTATGGCAATGATCCACATCAAGTTTTTTGTCAATCTCATCTTCGGTTATGCCGCATATCATACAAGCATGCCCTTCATTTAATCGCATTTGTTCCCACTGCTCGTAAGTTAACCCGTACCGCAACTGTAATTTTTCCGCCTTGCGATTGCGTGGGGTAGTTGGGCTTTCACGTTTGTATTCTTGATGGCAAGGTTTGCAACGGGCGCTTGAATAGTGCTTGTCTGACCACTTGTCAAAAAACTTGTAAAAGTCTTCTAACGGTTTCTCAGAATTACATTTCAAGCAAATCTTAGTCACGATAAGAACCCCCAGCTTCCTTGTACTTCTTAGCAACAAGTTGAGCCTTACGTGCTGACCATTGCCCTGCACCTGTACCTTGCGTAGCCGCTGCTTTTACTTGGGACACAATCCTCTTACGAAGACTGGGTTTTGTGTAATTGCCAGCCGCATTTACTTTACCACCAGCGGCGTATTGTGTGAAGTCCGTGTCATCCCGACGGGCAGTCTTCTTACCCTTTGGCATTTTAGAGGGGGCAACTGCCCCCATTCCACGGCTGGCCATCATGGTTACACCATCTTACCGCGGGTCTTGCCCTTGGTGCAGCAGCCGTCAGCACGGGTGGAGGCAGAACCTACAGAACCGCCCCCGGCTTTACCTACAATTTTGTCGTACTGCGCACCGGCTTCGGCTGAAGCTTTAACGTCGGCAACATCTGCCTTGGCCTCTTGCATTTTTGCACGAGTTTCAGGATAGATGACCTCGTCTAAAGACTCAGGCGTACGACGGGGCTTGTATTTTTTAGCTGCTTCGGGTGTCATTGGCATATTATTTCCTTAACAAATCTTACCGCGAGTTTTTCCTTTGGAGGCAATGCCATCAGCGCGTTTGGAAGCGCTACCAGTCATACCACCCGACGCCATTTTCTTTTTAACAGCGCCACCTTTTTTGTAGCCGTATCTACCTGCGCCACCAGTTGTATCGGCCTCAGACAGAGGTTTCTTTCTAAATCGAGCGGCGGCGGCTTCAGCAGCTTCTTTGGCCCTAGTAGTCATGCTAGGGGCGGCTTCATTCATTTGAGCCATTCCTTTGGGGCCAGCCATCCAAGCCATAGGATTAGTTACGGCCTCGCGTCCAGCAGAAGGTACGTCTTCGGCAAATTTTCCTACATTTTTAGGACCGCCCATCCACATCATTGGATTGGTAACGGCCTCGCGTCCACGTGAGGGGACTTCACCAGCCAAAGCCGCTTTACGAATTGCATCGGCATTACGCATTTCGTAGCCAATTTTGCTAACACCAGATAACTTACCGGGACCAGCAGCTGCTAATGTGTTGCCAAATTGACGGCCTAGTTCTGTGCTATCAATCTTCTCGCCTTGGCCACCTTGCCAACCAGCGGGACCGCCAGTTGGAATGTCTCTTACTGAGCCAGTATTTACAGCTGTTGGGCGCCTACGACTAGCGGCATAAGCTTCAAGTTCTTCAGCAGTAGGGCCGCGCTGGTTACCAGTGCCGGGGTTTTTTCTACGGCTAGCGTTATATGCTGCAAGTTCTTCAGCGGTAGGACCACGTTGATTGCCTACAGAAGGACTTACTGCACCGGGATTCTTTAAGTAGCCTGTTTCAGCTGAAGGTTTAGCTGTAGATGCTGGCTTAGCTGTTTCTGCTGGCTTTGCTGTAGCGGGTTTATCTGCGGGTTTACTAGCGCTCATACTAGATATACGTTCACCTTCAGAAATTTTTTCGCCTTCTTCTTTGGCGCGTCTACGCATATCATCAGTAATTAAAGGTGCTTCTACTGCGGGTGTAGGCATTTTTTCTCCACCACTACCGCCAGTAGGAGCCGCTTTGCTACCTTTAGACAGCATGTAACCAAGAGCGCCAAGCGCTGCGAGTCCTGCTAAATCACTACCCCTGCCTTTACGTGCCATGATTGTTCCTTTAGCAGGCTTTACCGCCCATGTTCATTTTGACCATGGTGCCTTTGGTTTTACCTTTGGTCTCGATGCCGCCACCTTTAGCTAGCTTGGTCATAGGCTGACCTTTGTGCAAACGGCCTTCGTGTTTGTTCACGGCTTTTTGCATCATGCCTTTGTCTTTTTTAACGTCTTCGTGTTTCATACCGCCATCGGCCATTTTGGTTGCGCCTTTTTTCTTGGCCATCATTGCCATAAAACCGGGGTTCATCTTAGAAGCCATAGTATCACCACCTTTTGCAAATTTACGACCTTTATCAGCCGCTGAAAAGTCTTTGCCCACGGACTGTGGGACGCCTGCTTTCTTGGCAAACGCTGGGTTGTGGGCCACCGCTTCCATGAAATTGTGTTGTTTTTTGCTTGTACTTGGCATATTAAACCTTAATGATCCAGCCCTTACCAAACACAAAACCCACGACTAAAATGCCAGTCCAAATCAGTAGTTTCTCTACAACAGTCTTACCAACTTTTTTGTAGAACTCATTTGACATCTCTTCAATAGCGATTCTGGCCGCTTCTTTAGCGATGGCTTTTTCTCTTTCGTTTAATTCAATTTCGCTCATGTTAGCACTTCCATGCTCTAAGTGATTTGTTTATGCGTGAGTCTGGGTCTTTGGCGGTCTTTGGGGACGTGAGTTTCTTCTTCATCCCTTCCATCCTCGCACAAAAAGAGTCGCGCCGGGAGCCGCCTTCTGGCTGGGGCGGTTTCAAGTTCATGCCTTGCTTTTTCGCGGAGGCTCGCCCCTTGGCGTTCAAGCCGCCTTTGGGGTTCTTCCCTTCTTTCCTCTGCCATGCTGGACTCTTAGCCATCTTAAGCCTGCGCTTCTTTCCAGTTAATACGAGCTAACACCGTTACAGCGCCACCAGTTGTATTGGTAGCTGTAATGTACAAGATGTCTGGACCGTCCGGATAGACACCAGCTTGAGTAGTTGGAACTGTGTTATTAACACCGCCGCCGCCAATTGAGTTACCCAAATCTCGAACTTGAGCCAAATCAATTGTGTTCACACCAGTAGCGTACAAAGCCGTTACAGATTCGCCGCCACTAATGGTAGCAGTGCCGCTTGTGTTAACCGCCACCTGCGCTAAAGATGATGTAACGTTGTTACCAATGGCAACCGGACCAAATGTGCCCGTAAAACCGGTTGTCACACCATTCAAGATCAAGTTCACTAACACAGCGCCAGAAGCCACCACCGCCATGTCAGTTAACTGCAACTGCATACGGTTAATGGTTTCTTTTACGCCAAGCAAACCTATGGTGTTGTTGTCCGCAGATGGAGCAACCCGGATTGCCAAAAGTGGAGCGGTAACGCCAGCGGCAATCGACACCGGAGTTGTTGTGCCGTAGTTGAACACCAGCGATTTGTCGTCGTTGAATTCTCCATCCATGATGACCGACGAACCCCAGTGCGCCAAAGGAGCTGTTGAATCGGGGGTAGAGTATTCAACCAAAAATGGGGACGTTGCGCCAGGTCCAACAAAATTCCCAGACGTAATGCCGTACAAAAAGTTTCCAGATACGCCAACATATGCGACGTTTGAAATCACGGAGTTACCAGTCCCCGGCCCAATTATGTTGATGGATCCTCCGGTTGGGTTAAACCCATACGTACTTCCAATCGCTATGCTGCTGTTAAAACATGCGGCCCCTGCTGCATACGCATCAGCGGTGGTGCCCAAAATACCACGAACCACGCCCGTTACAGTACTAGCGGTGACCCCGCTATAGCTAAAATACTCAATGCCAGCGCCCGTGCCAAGCTGACCAATTCCGCCTTGAGCAGAAAAGAAAGTGTTTGCGCTTGAGACAGGAATTACAGTGGCCTCACGGGTAATGGCGGATGTTAGTGCGGTTCCAAAGTTGCCGATATAAAACCCGTTGACGTCGGTGGTACTTGCATAGCCAAGTACGCCGTTTGACTCATAGTGCGATGGCAAGTTACCAGAACGCATAAACGCTTCAAATTGACGGTTGTTGTTTACCAACTGGTGGCAGTAAACAATCTGTCCGCCAGTGGCACGAACACCCCAGCGGATCACACCAGCGCCGTACCACGAGTAGTCAATAAACCACATTTGCATACGGGTGACGTCAATGGTGTACCCGGATGGACCTGTGCCATCAAGCCTGTCCAAATTCCACACAGACTGCGGAATGCGTAAATCTACAGTGCGCGAAACGAGTGCGTATGATGGGGAAGAGATTGTGGTTCCACGGTACTCTGGGCTAATAAACAACTGCGTATCGCTACTGATCCCCAATATGCGATACGACTGACCGCGAATAACAATCCAATCTCCCCCTTGCAGTTGAGAGGAAAATTGAGTGCCAGACCCTACAACAAGGCTAGACCCGTTAGTAACTGTCACAGAACCGTTAATTTGAGTTGTGCTGCTTCGCAATACGGCAGACAAAACAGTTCCATCAAACTCAAAGTACATGCCGTTTTGCTGGTCAAACATGCCAATACGGTTTGACGCGCCGAACCACCGGAATGGGCTTACACGCACTGGGAAACCAACAGCAGTTTGGCTGATACCGGGGTTTTGAATGGTGTATGTAAACGTAGTTGCTGACGGCGTGGAGGCAATTTGAAAAACCCCGTTAAAGTATCCGACGGTACAGTTCTCGACTTTTACGCTTGCGTTTGTAGAAAGGTTATGCGCAAAACGGGTTGTAACCGTTACTGTTGCGCCACTGTTGGAAATTGAGGTCACAAACAATGCTGGAGCCAAAGACGATCCGGTAGAGAACTGAATACCCTTACCTGACTGATAACGGAAATAACGACGAGACTGTCGCATCAATTGCTGGTTTGAACCGATAGAACCCGCAGAAAACGCCACGCCACCATCGTATGGGCGGCTTTCAACATAGCCCGCTGAGCGTGCGTACAGGTTTGTTTGGCCAATTGAGTTGGTAATTGCGGATGCAGCAACAATGCCGTTTACGTTGGTAAACCGAAATGTACTTGTGTTATCAACAATTGAAACTGTTTGTGGGCCGTTAATAGATGTGCCGGTAGATGTTGTGCCAACCACATAAAGTAACGAGCCAACTGACAACCCGTGGGGAGATGCTGTGTTTACCGTAACTGAAGCGCTCCCGTTTGTAGTAAAAGCTGTTGAGCTGTTTAAAGCAAAGCCAGAGCCGGTGTAAAAATACCCCACGTACACGTACGTGCCAGCGGTGTTAAATTTTTGGCCACTGGTTGAGCCAGACTGGCCCATGATGACGGACATTGAGTTGGTGCCGCCAGAGGCCGTAAAACCCCAGCCGTTAGAACCTTGATCGTTACAGTTCTGGATGTAAATTAACGAGTTGGCCGGGACAACAAAAGTGCCAGTAATTGACAGCGGTGAGCCAGATGTGCCAAATCCGGTAATGGAGTTTACATTCAACGCTGCTTGCGGGATGTAGTAGGCCGTGCTGCGGTTGTTTTGCAAGGCCAGCGTTTCCCACTTGGTTGGCTGTGGGCCGTATTCAAAGTCGGTGTCAATCAGCGCTTGGCCTTGCGACATGCGCATCTTGCCAACAGGATCGCTTACACCGGGCGCGGGAGTGATGTAAGGCGATGCAGCGCCAGAGTTGTTTGTGCCGCCTACGGGCAGCGATTTATTTGATATTGAATCAACGACAGTCCATCCACCAGACATATTAGCTCCTTAAATCCAAAGAAAGGGGCCGAAGCCCCTGTTGCTCAATTAATCGAGGTTACCGTATGGGTAGACAGTAGTCGTTCCGATGTTGCCGTCAGGTGTGCCGTAACGCAATGTGATGTTAAAAGTGCCAGCAGTCAAGGTGGTCATAGAAGAACCTGCAATAGCAATAGTAACAACAACTTGCGAAATGTTAGCTTGGCCATTTGGTTGAATAATATCAGCAGATGTAGATTGCTGTGCCAACATTTGAGCAGCAGTAAATGTTGCCAAAGCGCCACGACCAATTGAAGTCAATGAACCAGTTTGGAAGTAATTACCTGCGGATGTTTCGTATTTGTTAGAAACAAACACAGTCACGCCAGACACAGTGCCTGCGGCTGTTGTAGGCAACACTTGCATATCAACCAAAACATCATGCAAGTCAGCGCCAACAGGCACATAAAACACGCAACCACGGTTAATCAATGAAGTGGTGTCTGCAGTGGGTACTGTTGCCACAGCATATGTGGTAGTACCGGGAGTGTAGATTGTTGCGTTGGTATTGGGAATGTTTACGTTAGAAACAAACTGAGTGGAAGCACCACCATAACCAGCCGTATTAGGGGTGGTGTTTGTCAACACCATTGATACGCCCTGAACAAGTTCAGCATAACCTACGTTACGCAAGGGGCCAAAACGATTGTCACCGACTAGAACGGGACCGTCAAACGTGGAACGTGCCATGATAAAGTTTCCTTATGCAAAAGTACCCTACCAATCGTTGCATCGTCTGCTGGGGCAGTGGCGGTAAGGCGAATCACCCAGATGTTTGCAATATACACGAAATAAAACACGTGTCAACAAAAAAAGGGGCCGAAGCCCCTTTTTTCTTTTCGTCGTTTAGAACGAACCTGATGAGCCAAAAATGCCCAGAGGATCAGACCAGCCAAAGCTGTAACGCTCGCGGGCTTTGTAACGGACGTTGCCGGTATCAAAGTCACCATCCATGCTGTTTTGCAAGGGGGTACGAATGAAGTGCTTTAGACCGTTAGGTACGTCAGTTGTCAAGAACCAAGCATTAGTGTCGGTCAAGAAGTGGTTAACGGTATAACCTTCAGAGATTGAACCGTTGTTCTTGATGGCATTAATGTCGTTGTTGTTTGTACCGACGCGAAGTTCAGTTTCCAACAAGCGGGTTGCAACAAATTGCAATGCTGGTGGAATGATTAACTTCTTGGGTTTAGCGGCAATCAACAGGCCACGCTCATCCGTCCAAGCAGCGATTTGAATAACGGCGGCTTCCAAAGAAGTCTCGTTCAAATCAGCTTGAGTAGAGGGAGTATTGGCGTTACGGTCGCCGTTGACCAAGGGGTGCTGCGTAGAGAACAATGCCACGCCGTCACCGCCGGGATAAGCAGCGGAGAAACCGTTGTTCAACACAGAAGCGGCTTTAACCTGCTTGGTGTAAGACATTGCACGAGCCAAACCTTTGGTGTAACGAGCAGACAAGCTGTCGTACAAGTTATCTTCAATCGCTTCTTCAGTGATTGAGAAACCCAAAGCAATGGTTTCGTGGTTGTATCGCGTTGTCCATGCCTCTTGTGCATTGTCATAAGCGATGGCAGAGCCTTCAGCCTTAACAGGAGCAGCAGAGAAGCCAGACAGTTTGGTCTCTTCTTCGAATGAACGCTCAGAGGTCTCTGTTTCGTAGATCTCTTTGTGCTCTTCTCCGTAACGAGAGTATTCCAAACCGAACAAAGCATTCAAGCCGGGAAGGAGTTCTTTAAGTAATTGTGCGCGTGAAATAGCCATTTTAAGTTACTCCTTATTAAGCGGTGGTAGAGCTGTAGTAGCCGTGCACCAACAGGTTCATCTTTACCAGAATTTCTGGGAACTGAGTGAACGTGATTGTGGAAGCTGCCGGAATGTTTGTACCAACACCCAACACGTTTGGTTGCAAGTTGATGTTCACCGTAGTGGCACCAGCAACCGCGGCTGAAGTAACAAACGAACCAGTATTGATCAACTGACCGTTAGTGGCAACATAACCAACGCTAGTACCGACAGGGATCGCAATGGGCAAACCAGTACCGGTCAAGGTAATGGATGTTCCAGACGAGCTACCCAGTGCAGACGTAGTGATGGCGGTATCAGGCACAACACCAACGCAACGAACCGGCAGGATCGAAGTGGCGGGAGTGGATGTAGGAGCCAACACAGCGTTTGCGGAGTTGCCGGTGCTCAGGCTAGAAGCCACAGCGGAGTTGTCGATCATCGACAGGTTCGTGCCGATCATTGCCAAACTGCCAGAAGCCACTACGGTTGTAGAAGAGCACACCACAGCTTTGAAGACAGTGTCGGGATCGTCACAAACCACAGCTTCAGCGTCGCCAGCCAGTGTGCCGGAGGGCCAAAATTGCGAAAACTGCTTTTGCTTGGTGATTGGGTTGGTGAAACTCACGCCCAAGAAAATGCCTGTAACTTGGTTAGAGGCGGTGCCAGTGGAAACGGCTGCACGGGTGATGAAACCACGCGACAACACAACGAAATCACCATAAAAGATGTTTGTGCTGTAACCGTATTGAATTGGCAAGCTGCGAGTAGAACCCGCAAAAACTTGCCCGCCGATCAAATTAATCGGTTTCAGGCCGTAAGGCGCTGCGATTAGAGGGTAAGCCATCTAAGACTCCTTGAAAAATTTAAGAACCAGAACCGAAAGTGACTTTGGTGCTCCGTTCAGCGAACTTCTGCATCCGTGGGTCATTTTCTCGAAGGAAGGAGTTGTCTACCGAATCCATCTGGGCTTTATTTTGATTGGCGTAATATGCCTCACGCTGTCTCAAAAACTCTTCTGGAATACGACAGAGCAACAAACCACCCACTTCAATGCCGCCTTTAAAGCGACCTTCAGTGGTAGCGTGCATCATGAGTTCGGGATATTCTTCCGCTTTGCAGGGTTCATATCCTTCACGAAACTTACTAGAAATGTTACTAGGGTCAGATTGACCCATCATGCTAATACGGATGTAACGATGTTTCCAACCGGGACGCTCATTCGGCATGGGCAACGTTTCAGGCGGACGCCACGCTTCCTGACGCATTTGCGTCGATTTGCGATCTTCCAATTCACGACTGAGTCGATTTTGCGTTTGCGCTTGAACCATATTATTCACCTCTATTAAGTAAAGCAACCTGTTTTGCGTATTCTTCTGGAGAAACCCCGAGCTTGCGAGCCAACGCAACTTGGGATGCCTTCAACTTAACGCGATTAGGCGGGGTACTGCGGGAAGCCGGGGCCACCACTGCAGCGGATCGTGTTGCACGGCGTGGAGGTTCATCCTCTTCTGCCGGTTCTGCCCTCTTTCTAGGAGGCGGGGCATCTTCTTCCTCAAGGCTCTGAGTCTCAAAAAACTCAGGAAAACGTTTGCGCATGGTTTTATCAACCGTACGGAAGTACTCTTCCGTGCCAACATAATCAGCACCATACTCGCGTTGTAACTTCTTGTCAATACCCATAGCGGCCATTGTCATTTCATCATCAGATCCAAACCAATCACTATTGGCATCAATCCATTTTTTAGTCCGAGGACTGACTTTGGGCTGCTGGGCTTCTTCACGAACTGGAGGCTGGAACTTGTCTTCTTTGTCCACTTCAACAGGTCGCATGCCTTGAGCTTTGTCCAATTTCATGGTTGCGCGGGCAATTTCCTTTTGAGCAGAGGTCAACGCATCAGCGTCACCTGCTTCATAAGCTGCTTTGAATTTCTTCTCTGCGGACTCCAACTCAATCTGCGCGGCTGATTTGGAGGTCTCAATGAAGGCTTTGCTTCCAGTTGATAGTTGTTGTTTCAAGCGTTTGTTTTCTTCAAACACTTGACGTGCAAAATCTTCTGCCGCTTGGCGTTCGCGTTCAGCTGCTTCTTTAGCTCGACGCTCATCATGGTAACCACGTGTAAATTTCTTCAGGCGTGATTGAACCTTCTCGTCGTATGAAGCCAACTCGTCGTCGCTTACATCATCAGGTGGTGGTGCAGCTTTACGACCGCGGTCTGCGGGAGGGGTGTCGTCTTCAATTTCAACTTTGAAATCGTCATCTTTTTCGGTGGATTTAGCTTTGGATTCCTTTTCATCTGGAAACTCAAAGTCCTCACCTTTAAATTCTGGTAATGGCATATTTATTCCTTATGATGCACGTGTAATTCCACGGGGGTCTTCCACAACTGCTTCAACCGAATCATCGTTAATGATGCGGAATTCACGGCCATGAATCTTCAGGCGTGTACCTGAATTGGGACGGACAACAACAAAATCTCCTTGCTTGCACGATGGCCCGCTAGGAAAACGCGTTTTATCAGCGTAGGCGTCAGGACCGAGCTTCACAACGAACAACACGGGAGTCAAAACTTCCTCGAAGTGCATTGCTTGACTGGACTTCACCAGACCGATTTCGCTGTCCGCGTATTCTTCCATTGCTTCTGGGACAACGCACAGAAGATGAAAGGTTTTGGGATCAGGCAATTGCTTGGCTTTATCTTCGGAATTCTTATTCAGAATGCCCGAAAGATCTACCGCTGCAACGTCAAATTCAGTCATCAGATTTCTCCATTTTTTGCACAAGGTCGTTAATGATTTGCTCTGCGGTCGTTAGACCTTGGATTAGTCCGCAGAGGTTCTTGTATTCAGCGTAATCTTTAGCGCTACCGCGTTGTACCGCGATCTCGTATGTCTCACGCTGCTTTACAATTTCTTTGACGATATACGCCAACGTTTTGTAGTCGTTCACTCAGTTTCCTTTTTAGGGGGTTTGCTAGGCTGCTTAAACTGCGCTGCCCGCTGCGCATGCGAAGCCATTTGTGCTTTGTGTTTGGCGATGTCCGCGCCAATACGCAAGCCATCAGTTTCCTGTTGGCGTCTGGCTTTGTCTTTATTTGAAGCGGCTGTAGCTGCAACTTGCATTGCTGCAATTTCTTTCTGAGCTTCGATTCGCGCCTCTTCTACACGGATACGGTCGGCTTTCTCTGCCGCTTCAATCTGTTGCTTTTGAGCCTTGAGTTGTAACTCTTGGCCCTTGAGCTGGAGCTCCTGCATCTGCATCTGCACGACTGGGTCCTGCATCTGCTGCTGGGCTTGCTGTTGTTTGGCTTCTTGCGTGTCGCGCTGCAACAGTTGTTGTGACGCTTGCGCTGCCATTGCAGCAATTTGATCTGCCAACTCTGGTGGCACTGCTTTGTTCTGCTCTTCTGTTGGGAGCATATGGCCCATCGCCTCTTCAATTTGACGACGATACTCAAACGCAATGTGCTCGTTGATGTGAGCCATCGCCGCAGCTTGAATAGCCTGCGCCTGTGGGTTCATCTGCATCAACTGCATGATCTTCGGATTTTGTATCGCCGCCATATGAGTTTGGATGTGCGCTTCATGGTTTTGTTCCATGAACGCTTTGACGGGCTTCATAATCAGCAGGTTTTGGTTTTCTGTGATCGGATCACATGGCACCATGTCGTCTTCGACTGGGATTAGTTTGTTGGCGTTTTTAATGCCGAGCACCTCGATCATCTGACGATGGAGCAAGGGGAGGTTGTAAAGTTGGGGAGCGGTCTGCGCCAACTGCAGTGCAGCTTGATACTGCACGATTTTTTGAGCCATAGTGGCTGCATTCGGATCAGACACGGGAATCACGTCCACGCTGTCGTAGTCAGATTTCTTCGCTTTGCGTGAGCCTTCTTCTGGCTCATAGTCGTATTCTTCTGGAGTGAAATCAGCAATGATTACTTTGAGCAGTTTGAACTCCTGCTTCATGGTGTAGTGCATGCGAGCCTGCACAGCACCCATCACTTTCAATGTTCTCTCAAGAATCGCCAAGGTAGTGCCCACTGGCGCTTGCGCACTCATGTCACTTACTTTCATATCACCAGCAGACGCAAACTGGCGACCTTCTTGAACTATGCGATCAAACAATGTGTAGAGAACTTGCGATGGCTCTTTGTAGGGCAAAGGCAAGATGTTGTCTCGAATACTGCCGGAGGGCACATCCACGTCTCGCCATTCACCCGGTGCAATCGGTGTGTCGTCTCCCTTGATTCGGAGACCGCGAGCCTTAAGACCACCGGGTAAATTAGACAAAGTGCCAGCGTCAACGAGCTGACGAATAAGCATAGTCGCTGATTTGGCGTAACCACCGATGAGGTGAATGAGTCCGTAACCATAAAAGCCAAACCCCGGTATATATTGGTAATGTACAAAGTGCTGGCGCTTCATGTGCAGCTCATCACCCTCGTACCAGTTGCGGCGAATAGCCAGAACCTTACGCGTGCCCTTTTCAACAGTCACAACATATGGCAGTGCAATGCCAGTGGGTTTCTTCTTTTTGTTCTTGTGCTCGTAACCGGGCAGATCAAGATCAACGTGCATCTCCAAGATACGGAAGCGATCATCTTCAATCGCAGACATGCCTGTCTCTTCCGCTTTTTGTTTCTCAATATCATCCAGCTCATATGTGGGTTCACCCAACTCCACATCCATATAAAAGCCAGCATCTTGCAGCTGCAATATCTCGTTTTCTGTCTTACGCATCACGTGCGTTACGCGAGGCGAAGTCTCTAAATTAGATGCGCCGTAAGGAACAACGATGTCTTCAGCAGGAATAAACACCGCCATTTGACGACCCTTGGAAGGATCAAAGTACACCTTCTTGAATGCCGAACCTGCAATCGGCAGATTCCACAACATCTTCTCGTGTTCTGGGCGGTACTCATACATCACTTCTGTGAGCTGATAGTTCATATCGTCGCGCACGCGAGTGGCTGCATCTTCCTTCTCAGGAGTGTCTTTGCCAATAATGACAGTCTTAACGGGACCTGCGGCTGGGAATGTTTCAGTAATGCCTTCACTTTGAAAGCGCACAACAGACTCAGTGAGCATCGGATGGAATACACCACACGCGCCTTGCCATGGCTCTGTCCTGTCCTCGTATTTCAGACCCAACAATTTCAGACCATCAACGTACGTCTGCATCCAGTCTTTGCGGTCATTGATGTCTTTGCCAAAATCTTCAACCAGTTCTTCACCCAAGGATTGCAAGAATGATGGATCTAAATACTCAGCCAAGTTGGCATCAAAGTCTTCTGCTGTTTCAGGCTCTGGTTTGAGATTAATCTCCATCCCACCAATGCCAATATTCACCTCATCAGGATTTTCAATTTCAATCTCAATAGGACTTTCACCCATTGAGCCATATCCTTCAGGTGCCTGATACAGTGCTTTATCCAACATGACGTTTCCTTAAACTGTGTAAAACCGCTCGCGGCGGTAACCTTTGAACCATTTGATCTCGTCTTCCTCATCGCTTGGAAGTTTGAGATACCCACCTTGTCTGAACCGCATCAATGCCAGTGTCATCGAGTCCACCAAGTCATCATGCTCTCCGGACGGAAAAGACGCAACTTCGTCCACGAGTTCTTCAGCCCATCGTGTGCGCGGTGCCCACACTTTACCTGACCTAAATATATCTGCAACAGAATTTAATCGGCTGATCTTATCCTGCCCCTTGCCCGGGCTGTATTCCTGAACTGGAATACCCATCGCACGAAACTCTTGGATCAGCGGCGCACCTGCGGCCTTCTTCTCAACCAAGAACGAATCTGGGTCCCATTCGTCCCATTCTTCATATGCCCACTGTTTCAACTCCGGAAACTCAACCCGGCGTTTGGCCGCATTTAAGAGGATCAAATTAGGCAGATTACGATCCTCTTGGTCGTAGAACACCCCCCACGTGGTCACCGCAGAGTAATCATTGATCTTTTTCAGCTCGTGCGCCGTGTCCCAAGACTGAATAATAAAGTCGCATGGGGGCGGATTGTCGCCTTCCCACCACTTCCACCACTCTCTTTTGACCAACGCGCCCTGCTCGGACGTC